GGTAACCAAATCTTCCAATTGACCTTGCAACTACGAATGCCGTATTTTTTATATTTTTTTCATTCTTAGGTAAAAATCTACCTGTTTTATAATCTCTAATCTTAAAACTCTTTTTATCTTTAATCCATTGTTCTATAGCACCTATGTTAGCAAACTCAGAACCACTACTATTAGGTTTTCTATCGTTAGCCAACCAATATGCGTATGTATTAGATAGTGGTTGACCAAACGCTTGAACCTGAATAACAGTAACACCACTTCTATCTTGTTTTGTAACCGCCTTGATAGAGTTCTTTAATTTACCACTTGCAACACGGCTGGTCAAACTCTTTTGGAAACGACCATATAGGTATACCTTGTCAGATAAACTTTGTTTTACAATGTCTTCTATAATTGGTTCTATTGCTTCTAAATTCATATTGTTTTATTTTATACAACTAATGTCCACGCTCCATTATAGAAATATAATTGGTTAGATGACGACACCGCCAAATCACCAATGTTACCTGCTGGTAATGGGTTTAATGGTCTCATATTCATCACAGAACTTATGTTCATAGAACCTGTTACCGTCATACTATCTGAAAGAATATCTACCCTTCTTGTACCATTGTTATTTATTGCATCAATCTTAACCTCAGTTCCTGCATATCTCGCTCCCAATCTTGTTTGAGTAGTTAAACTACCTGTGTTAACAAGTTGGTCAATAAATGACTGAGTTGTTATTTCTGCAATATCATAGTTAGTATATTGGAATGTTTGGTTGTCACCAGCCATTCTAATTGCTCCTAAGTTTGATGATGGATTTGAGTTGAATGGGTTAACATCAAAATGTAATCTTTGTGAATTAATTGTACCACTTACATTTAATGCTGTAGACATTGAAGATGATATAGTAGTTGGACCTACCGTTGTAATACTTAAACTATTACCACGAATAGTATGGTCACCTGAACCTGATACGTTTAATGAACCTGATATTGTAAGTGCCGGTTGTCCTATACTTTGTGCAATAAGAGTTAATGCTGGTTGACCTGCAATTGAGTGTTGAATGGTTGCTGAACCTGTAACTACAAATGTGTTGGTTAAACCTGCTATACGAAATGAACCTGATTGATTAATATTTGAATTAAATACAAATGTATTTAATGGACCATCTAACGCTAATGATGTTCTTCTATTAGCAGCATCTGTACCGTTACCAATAACAAATCTATATTGGCCAGGGTTTGATAAACTTCCTGTTTCGTTCCATCTACCTAAGAATGTAGAACCTGCGGTATCAGCACCGCCAGGTAAACCTCCTTCAGCATAAAGTCCTCTACCAAATGCCATAAAGTTTTGAATACCTTCATTGTTATTAGCAACTATTGAACCTGTAAATAATGCTCCACCAATTAAGTTATCTCTAAAAGTTCTTGTACCGTTTCCAACACCACCAAATAAGAAACGGTGGTTATTACCATTAATAGTATTACCATTAAATAAAACAAAATTACTTGCGGTTGCACCTGTACTTAAATAAGAGCCAGTTATTTGTGCCACCCCATTAATTGAGTTGTTTGCGAATTGTAATGAACCGCTATTAATTTGTATACCAACCGTACCATTTATTACGTTTTGTTGAAAGTTATGTACTTGACTACCTGTAACAGGAACTGTTTGTTGAACAGTTAATTGACCTGCTAAAATATTACTTGAATATGTTCCACCAAGAGATGCACTAGGTATATTTAAATTTAAAAGTCCATATATTGAGTTGTTAGAAATTGTCCACGCACCACTACCTGAACCCATAGTCATAACAAGACCACCATATATTAAGTTGTTACTAACGTTTGGTTTATATACTGAAGATGTGTTTAATGTTGGTATAGTGTTTGCAATATTGTTATTATTAAGGTGACCAACAAGACCAACAGGAGAGTTTCCCCTATTAGATGTTAATAAAATATTATTTGAACCACTAATTATAATTGAACCTGTAACACTACCATCTATAAACCCTTGACCAGTTGTTGCTACGTTAGGGGCAAAGATAATATTTGATGAGTTTAGTGTTGATGATGTAATGAATTGGCCAGGTTGCATTAATGGGTTAGCATAAGATGCTGATGAAAACATTCTTATATCACGTGAATTAGTTTGATTATCTGTTACAGATAAACTACCTGTTATAAGGGTATTACCGATTATTCTATGTTGTGAACCTGTCACATTTAAACTACTTGTAATTGCAACAGAACCTGAATTAAATGTGTTGAATGTTATATCACCACCATTTTCTGTTCTAAAATTAATATCGGATGAACCTGTTGATGATATTGTATTTTTAAACAACATCTCACCATTTGATTGGAATTGTGTAAGTGGACTATTCAAAAGGAACGAAGTAGTTCCCGTACTAATAATATTTACAAATGTTCCAATAGGGTTTGGTGAGTTAATTTCTAAAGCACCTAAGATAGTTTGATTACCAACAAAAGTATTACTACCTGTTGTTGCAAATCCTAATTCACCACCTGTTTCATTTACCCATTGACCATAAGAACCTGAACGGTAAACCAATAGGTCACCATTAACAGGACTTGTTATATCCACATCGTGAAGTTCTGATAATTCATAACCATTATCTATAGAAATGTATGCGGAACCATTATTTAATTGTGGTCTTAATACTTGACCTAATCTTACTTCGTGATATGGTGCTGGTACTGATGATGTTGTATATTGTCCTGAAGATGATAAGAATAACAAATCACCTGCGGTCATATTATCTGTATTAATTCCAATTACTTTACCTTGAACAACAACATTAGCAAAACCATTATAAGCAACGTTCTCACTCAACATACCTAATGTATTTGCTGAGTTAAAATCATCTGTCCAACTTGCTGAGTTGAATAATGGATTGTCACCATTAGCACCTGTAATTCTTACAATAGTACCTTTAGTTAAACCGCCAGGGTTATCACACTTACCATTAACTACTAAGTCAAAAGCAATTGATGCAGTTACTGCACTATTAACAAATGATGCAGTACCTGCGTTATCAGCAAAAGATGCTGACTGAACATTATCAACAGTTAAGTTAAATGTTGAACCATCTCCTTTTGTGAATGTTGATGTAGGTCCTGAGACACTACCTGTAATCATAAATGACCCTGTGTTTGTTGTATCAGGAGCCCAAGACGCAGATAATGCGTTGGTTGCAAATGATGCGGTACCTGTTAAGTTACCAAGAAATCCTGCTGACGCAGTTACTGCACCTGTTACGTTTTGATTACCATTGAATGAGTTTGAACCTGTTAAAGCAAACTGTGCAATACCTCTATTAGATAATTGACTTGCATTGGTTGCTGTACCAGCAAAAGTTGGTGCTTGTACAACACCACTAACACCTAATGAACCCGTAATACTTACAGTTGTGTCTTGTATTGGACCACCACCACCTGATGGTGTATCACCAAATATAATTCTAGCGCCAGGTCCACTTGGTGTACCATCTGATAGAATTAATAATCTTTCGTTAGGTTCAGTATGAATTTCATAGGCGAATAATTGTGAACCACTTTCTATTGTTACATTATCTTGAAATGTATTATCTGAGGTAAATATATTTGATGAGTTTCTTCTTGCGTATGATGTTGCTGCAAGACCACCTAAGTTAAGTGAATTACTTGCAATTGTTGCAAATGATGATGATAAAGCGTTGGTTGCAAATGATGCGGTACCTTGTAATGACCCTGTAAAGTTTGTAGCTCTAACTGAACCTGTAACCACTAATGGACCATTTGGTAATCTTACTGTACCAAATAATGTTTGTGTATCACTTGCTTCATCTCCAAGTATGTTACTACCTGATGAGAATAAAACAGATGATGTTTGGAATATTGTTTCTAAGTATGTTATAGATGCTGATAGTGCAGTAATCTGACCACTAACATTTAAACTACCTGTGATTGATTGGGTACCACCTATTGAACCTGTGGTGATTAAACCATTTCTATTAATTGAACCTGTAACACCTTCTAATGATGTTAATCTATTGTTTTGTGATAAGTCAGTTACCGCAATTGAACTTGATAATGAAGTTAAAGAACTTGTTGTTGCAAGTCCTGCAATTACATTGTTCTGATTTAAATCAGTTGTTGCAATACTTGATGATAAAGAAGTTAAACTACTTGTTGTAGCAAGACCATTGATTTGATTTTGTAAACTACCTGTCTCAATATCTAATCCGGCTAACTTACTATTAACAGAACTTGTATATGTGTTGAATGAACCTGTATCTAATTTCTGATTGATTTGGTTCTGTAATGAACCTGTAATACCTTCTAATGAAGTTAGTCTACCATTCTGTGCTAAATCAGTTACTGCAATAGAACTTGATAAAGATGTTAATGAACCTGTACTAGCAAGACCATTAATCTGATTTTGTAATGACCCTGTTTCAAGTTCAATACCATCAAATCTTAAATCAACAGATGATGTGTATGCGTTAAATGATGATGTGGTTACAAGTGACCCTGTATCAACAGAAACAGGTTGACCATTAACGGTGAACGAACCTGATATGTTTACCTGTGTTTTTGATATTTGTAATGGAGAACTTCCACCCAAACCATCTGTTATGGTTTGTAAGTTAGTTGTAAATCCTGTATTCGCATTAGCAAGGTTTAATAAACCCTGATATGACTGTGATACAAATTGATTAGTTAATTGACCCATATTAATAAATTCTTATAGTTTTATACGTTCTTCCAATCTTTTGATATTTCATTCCATAGTTCTGCAAGTTCAAACCATTTCTTGTTAACGAATGGTCGTTCAGGTAGAACACATCTATCATAATCAAAAGGTTGTGTTAATTGAATATTCATTACCCAACCACATAGTATTGTTTCATAGTTTTCTAATATGGGTTCAACACTTGCTGGCCAGAGACTTTCATACTCTGATAAATAGAAGGTTGCCATAATATCCTTAGTAATTTCTAAGGTATCTGATAACACATCTCTTTGGTTGGAATAATCATTATTAAGTTGGTCCACAATGAGTATTTGAAAGTTTGTGATTAATTCGTTCTGTGCAAGAACAACATCGCCAGGAATAACATACATTCTCACATATGATGGTTCCTGTTTGGTTTCAATGTCCATTGTTAGTTGTGTAATATCACCATAACCATAACTATTAATCTGTTCGTGGTTATTGGCGAAGTCTTCTAAATCTTCTATAATCTGTATGTAATTAACTTCATTGACTGATGGTGGTAATGTAAAACCTGACATAATAGGTAATACACAACTGTTGTAGTCAAATGGTTGTTCTAATGTTATGTTCATTGTCCACCCACCAAGTATCGTTTCAAATCTCTCAAGGAACGGTGTAACATTCGGACCCCATTCAGGAGTGTAGTATAAACTAAAATCTCCGTACTCTGCGGTGTATGATTGGTATATAATTGTAAAAATATCCTTTGCAATCTCCAATGTATCAGACATAACATCTCTTTGATTTGAGTAGTCATTGTTGATTTGGTCTAATATAATAATAGAAAAATCATATAACAATCTGTTTTCGTCCAATCTCACATTCCCTGGCACTACGTACATCTTGGTATATACAGGTTCCTGTTTACTTTCTATATCCATTGTGATTTGGGTAATGTCACCACAACCAAACGAATTGATTTGAGGGTGATAATAAGCCATACCACTTAGGTCCTGTATGATTTGTTTATAATTTGTCATCTATAAAGAAATATAAATTTATTTATCTTGGATTATGAAATTTGTCCTTGTGCTCGTTTAGATTGTAATTCTATATGTTTTTCCTTTTCTATTATATAGGATAACTGATTTAGGATTTCAATGATTGTTTTTTCTGTAATTTCTGTATGTCTTGATATGTCATCTTGAGCAACTCTGTTAAGAACCAAGTACCATCCAAATCTTTCTTCAAAAGACTTTTCCACAGGATTTTTCTCATCTTCCATAGCACTCTTAATTGCATCCAACTTATCTTCATCCAACTCTTCAAAGATGTTGGGGTATAGTTTGAAACATTCTTTGCGAACTGAATAAAAAAAAACTGAGCTCCTAACGAGACCTCTACATCTAATTTGTTTTTGAATAGTTCTGCTCGGTCCTCTAAGGTTTCCTGTGTATATTTTTCTATAACATACTTCTTCTTATCTTTTGATATGATTGGTCTGTAAAGTATTGCGGTGATAATATGTAAATAATCTAATACTTCATCAGGTTTCTTTGTCATAAGTGTGTCAAGGTCGGCAAACTCACCAAAGGACATCTTTCTCCACGATGGTATAAAACCATACTCAACACCATCTAATTCAAATCTATCTACAAATGCTGGTGTATTTTGTGGTAGTATAGAATATATTCTTGTAAAGATAAAATCTACTTTATCCCTGTCAGCCTCCATTAGTTTCTTTTGTGGTGCTCCTGTTAAAATATTAATTAGTTTTGTTGCAAAGTAATCGTCATCAAACAATCCTTTTACTTTAAAAATCTTTACATAATCACCCAATGTAATGTATTGTGGTATCTTATATTCTTGTCCCTCTAATTCAAATGTTAATTTCATATATATGTATATATTTTTTATACGAAAGATATAGAATATCTCCCTGTTGTTTTACTTGTTTTTATTTCGGAATACATCCTCATCATCAGTGCATCACTTAAATCGGGTGACTTACCTAATATTCTTTTCATCTCATCCTTACTCATTACACCTACCTTATTGTCTTTGTCTGTGTCCTTTAGTTTAATTGCTAATAGTTCTTGTGTTAAATCCTCCACGGTTGCTGGTTCTAATATGTTTAAACTAATCTTACCCTCTTTAAACATCTCTGATAACTTAACATAACATTGTGATTTAAGGTTTGTAAAGTTCTGTTCGTGTAATGGTCTTGCATTGTTGACAAAGTTTGTTCCTCTAATTTGGTCGGCAACACCTCCACCTACACCATCACTATCTATAATTACTTGTTGTGGGTGAATTCCATTAAACTTCATTAAGTCCTTTATTTCGGACGATAATTCTGTGGTGGATAGTTTCCTATACACGTGACAAGATATGACCGCCATACCCACCCAAATCATTACTACGGACCTGTCATCACCAAATCGTGCAACGTCCACCGTCATATATTTCTTTTCTGTTGGATTTGGTTCAAATTTATATATAGAACTTGTTATCTCATCAAACTTGAATAGACTATCATTATCTTCTAAGTAATCCCAATCACCCTCTAACAATCTTTTGCGTTGCATTGGTGGTAACTCTTTTAACATCTCTATATAAGATGATGGTAAGTGTGGGTTGTCCATCGGTAATGATGGTATGAATACTTGGTTAGGTTTTAATGTTTCCTGTACAAATGGTAGGTAAAAGTCTTTCTTAATCCAATTGTTAGATGGGTTACAGGTCATCAGTACTTTAGGTGTAAGATTATACTCATTAAGTTTATAACGAATACGGCTCTTAACAATACTGAATGCTAGTGATGTTATCTGTGCTGCCTCATCAATGAATGCTGCACTAATCTCTAATGAACCTAAACTATCATAGTTAGGGTCTGATGGATTGAACGCAAGGTCCTTGAATACTATCTCACTACCATTATAGAATGTTAATACGTTTGACTGACCATTGAAATTAAAGTGTTGACCACTCTTAAATCCCATAGTACCTAATAAATCAAATAAGGTATTGAGTGTTGTTAGTTTTAATTGTGTTAATACTGAACGTCCTATTAAACATCTTATACCTGTATATTGTAAACAGATTGTTGTTATCCATAAACATCCTAACCAAGACTTACCACCACCAGCACTACCACCGAATAAAACTATATTGGTTGTATCGTCCGTGAGATGTTTCCACGCTTGTGACTGTCTTCTTGTTGGGGTTATATTAATTGTGGACATATAGTATTCTGTTTACCTTCTTATACTTTGCAACCTTATACTTGTTCTGAAAGTCCTGTACAAAATACCAATCAGCCCATTCGTGTTCTTTCTTTAACTTAATCTTCTGTGACATATTGGTCTTGGTCATAAAACTTCCTATGTCAATTCTACCTAATTCTAATTTAGATGGTAGTGGAATATATTCCCTGTTAATCCAATTGTGTACCATATCACAATAAACAAAGTGATGGTTCTTTCCTTCCTCTAACATAATGTCCACAAACTCAGGTACATAGTAGTTATCCTCACCAGTCATTATAACCCATTCCTCTGTTGCATTATCCAATCCGTATTGTCTTGGTGTGTGTCCCCAATCATTGTGTCTCTCAGGTAATATACTTAATTTAAATCGTGGGTCATTAAAGAACGCAATGATGGTCTTTAATTGTTCTTGTATCTCTTCCTCAGGACAATCAGCAACAACGTGTGCCGTCCAATTAGGATTTGATTGTGATTGAAGTGAACCTAAGATTGTTATTAGGTGTGAGACTCTGTTGTAGGTTGGTATTATAAATTCTATTCTCATATTCTATCTTTAGTCATTTGGATGTATTGTTCTGATATATCAATCCCAATATAATACATATTATTTTTCTTTGCAACCACCGCTGTTGTTCCCGACCCATTGTAACAATCAAGTATCAGTCCGTTTTCGGGACACGAACTCTTCACTATGTTGTCTACGAGTTCCTCAGGGAATGGTGCAGGGTGTGGGTTATTCTTTTCCTTGTTTATTCTCCATATACTTTTCTTGTGTGTTGCAAGGGATTTATTAAAGTATGGAATACTATTCCAATCCTTCTTAATCCAAAATAACCATTCAGTTGTTGGTAAGAAATAACTCTTATCTAACTTTGGTGTGTTACCTCTATCCCATACTATTACTTGTTTAACATTGTAATCATACACATATGATGGATGAATTGTATTATGTTTATGAAGTATGTCTATATGATTATAGTAGATTGACCCTGTGGGTTTAATAACTCTCACCAGTTCGTCTAATATTTCCTTTTGGGTACGAATGTACTCCTGAGGTTCTAACGTGTCAGAAAACGTATCGTATGTGATTATACGTTTACCTTTTTGATGTCTGTTCCTCAACCAATAATTTTTATTGTACGGTGGTGATGTGACAACTAAATCTACGATGTTACTTTCTATCTTCTTTAGTTCTGTTAAACAATCACCTAATCTTAAATCTATATTCATATCTCTCTCTATGTCAAAAACGAAGTTTTACGCGTCGTTAAGTTAAATTTTTTTAGTCTGTTAGGTTGATGTTAATACTGATTGGTTCACCACCTGATGTGATGTCAATCTTTCTTTGTTCCAAACCATATAGTTTATTTATGTCACTTAACGTTTCACGTTCCACCCTCTTATTGTTGTCAGCCCTGGCCCTATGTAACAGGTCAAAATACCTTGATAACTGTTCGGCGATAACTTCTTCCGTCTTTTCTTCAAACCTTGCTTTAAGTCTATCCTTACAGTCTTTCCAAACGCTTTCAGCCGCACGCTCGGTAATTCCCCACTTCTTTGCTCCTTGTTGTCTGAATTCGGTGTAACTGAGTTTTTCATATAGTATCATTTCAAACGCTTCGGGTATTCTTTCTTCATAGGTTATTATGGAAGATTTTCTACCACCTTTATTTTCTTTTTCCATTATAGTTTAATTTTTAATTGGTGTTCAATATGGTTCTTTAACTTTCTTGCTTGTGTGTTTACACACGTTTTGCATCCCCAATCAAAGTCCTCATTGAATATAGATTTATATACTTCATTTACAAATGGTCTTTCTTCTTCTTTAATACCACCAAGTAAATCGTATGCTTGTCTAACCTGTTCGTTGGTGAAACTTATTGTCTCTTCAACTATAGGTTCTAACTTAGTTATTGGTTTTTTCTTCTTACAACTTGTACATCCCATATATATAAATATTAAAAATTGTTTATTAAAATCTCAACGCCTTTATTCTTAGTTGTTTTTGTTGATGCTGCTTTGGTAAATTCCTTTTCATTCCAATTGAATTGGTCTTTGGGTAACCATTTGTTTAGTAATTCAAAATCATAATAGGATAGTGAAAATTTACCCTGTATTGACTTTAATGTATTACATAGTCTTTCGTGGTCACCAAATCCAAAATCGTGATTACTATAATACTTTTCGGTTTTAAAATATGGTGGGTCTGTATAAAAGTAAGTCTTGGGACCATCATACTTCTTAATCACATCTTCAAAGTCCATATTCTCAATGAAGGTAATCTTCTTGAAATGTTCTATATAGTTTGGGTTCTTTAACTTATCCATAAAGACAAGTAGTTTACATTTGTACTTACCCTTGTAATCCATATACTTTGCTGTCTCAGGTTTACTTCCACTGAATACTTGTGTTAATACGTATGCATACTTACACGCGGTTTCCAATGAGTTAGCCGGTGTTACCTTAAACATAGGGTCAAATATCTCTTTCTGATACTCATAGAACATTTGTTCATATTCTTTTGGTGTATCGGTTACATTTAATTGTTGACAAGGATACTTAGATAATTCCCTGTGAAATACATCAGGAACCTTAACCCAATGTAGAAGGTTATAATTTAACTCATTATAGTCATTGTAAACGACTGTATTTAAATTTGGGTACTTGGATAGGTCCATATTAAAGAAGACCCAAAACATACCTGAAAATGGTTCTACATAGGTCTCTATGTCTGTTGGTATATAATCCTTAATCCATTTACCAATATGTGCTTTACCTCCGATATAACTAATCATTCTTTTCTTCTGTTTGTATTCCACCATTCCATTTTGTTATTTCCTGTGCGTGTAGTTCTTCAGGTGTTTGTGGAATGTTTATTGGTGATGGGGTTGGTTGTGACGTTATCACCTGTGGTGCTTGTCTTGGTTTCTTTTTACAATTACACATTGTCTTTATTCTTTAGGAATTGTTTATACTCTTCTTCTAATATCTTTTTATCTTCGGGTGACATCGTTGCGAGTTTCTTCAATGTTTCTTGATGTATCTTTACATACATTTTCTTTGCTTGTCTCTCCTGCAATCTTCTTAATCTTCTATTCTGTGACATTTCTTTGTTTTACAATTACATTACGTTTATGTGCGTGAAGTACACCTTGGTGGTCAATATCTAAATGGTCAAACTTATAGTATGATAGTTCGTAACCATTCTCCTTTAATAGGTGTTCACAGGACAATAGACACGCCAGGTTATGGTATTCAATACCAATGTGTCTTACACCTTCTAAACACTCAGGGTTGATTGCATTCATAAAAATCTCACTACCTTCCACATCAATCTTAACCACAGATGGTTTGGTTGCTCTTAGGTATAGTTCAAACTTTTCTGTTCTGTCCACCCAATCCATTATGTTAATAAAGTTCTTGAGGTTTAGGTTTTGTTTAAACCAATCATAAGATGGTTGGCCAGGGTCAACACCATATACCATCTTTGCACCCTTCTGTATCCAATACAATGGTGTTGGTGCAAACTCTTGGTTATTAATACCACATCCTAAGTCAAGGATGGTCTCACCTTCTATTGGTAAGAAACCCCAATGCTCCTGTGGGTTTTCGTTGTGAATTAAACCTTTAATGTCTCTACTCATTTGTTCTAATTGTTATTTTATTTTTTATTTGTTCCTTACTTTCTTTAAGGTATCTACTAATACTTGATACAGGTATTCTTGTTTGTTTGGAAACTTTCTTCATACTGCCAAGTGTTAGGTATAATTCAAAGAGTGATTTGTGGAACCAAGATAGTTCTGAATACTCTTGTTCTAATATATCAAATAATTCTTGTTTTTCAAACTCTAACTGTGTATCATCCACTAGATTGTACATATCATCTATGTTGGTGTACTTACTACTTTCCTTTCTTATCTTATAATAGAATGGTGACGTTTGTGAGTGCCAGTTAATTCTTATGACTGATACTATGTAGTATTTGATTTGGTCATCACAATACTCTCGTAGTACAATGTTTTCTTTGTTGTATAGTTGCAAGATAACCTCGTGCAATAAGTCCTGTGTTAAGTCGTGGTTCTTGGTTATCTTCTTTGCTATTGTTAGAAGTTGGTAGTAGTTGTTGGTAATATATCTCTCTATCTCTCTATTCATTGATGATTTGTTTCATATCTTTCAACACCTGACAAACCTCATAGTTCTCATCGTTTTCGTTTGTTTCAATAGAACTATCCAATATTACATTCAATATCCCTATTCTATTAAATTCAGGGTTAACAAGTTTATCAAGTAGTGTAACGAATGCATCTATGATGGTTAAACACAACTCTCTTTTATCTTGGGTATCCATTGACCAATAATCTGTAGGGATTTCTAACTCTCCTACTTTGACAGATTTTTCCATCTTTTATAATGTTTGTATACGGTTGTATCACTCATACCTAATTCCAAGGCTATCTGTTCGTAATTCCAACCTTTTGATTTATATTCAATAATCCTATCCAATATTGTTGTTGTCATCTTCCTCGCTATTCTACCTGTACCAACAATGGTTGGGAAATATGGTTTACCATCCTTAATCTCTTTGTAGCCAGGTTTAACCCATATACCTGTTGGTACATCAAAAGTGTAACCAAGTAGTTCCATCATTTGGAATGTACATTCTTTTTGATACTTGTCAGAATATGTATTTGGTTTTTGTTTTACCTTTTCACTACCACAATTCTCTATTAACTTTGCAACTCTTTTTTCTGTATCAATTTTCTTGGTGCAAACTCTACACCTGTTGGAATAGATTTCACCATTACTTGTGTAGAATTCTTTTATCAGTTTCCAATCATTACAAGTATTACACTTATGGTAATCAGGACTGTTTTGGTAATACTTCTCAGGGTCTTTTCTCTTCAACCTATGGTTGTAATAACATTCTGTGCACTGCTTCCTTTGTCTCATCTTATTTTGAGTTGAGTGCCAGTATGTTTGGAATTGATTTATTTCTTTGTCTTTTTCACAAACTGTACATCTCATAATATATAAATACTTTGATTTTTGGCAAAAACCAGATTAAAATAAAAATCCCGCCAGGTTGATGGAAGCGAACCTTAGCGGGATAGTGAAACTATATTGAATAATCTATATATTAAATATAAGAAATTATTTCCAAAGTTTCAAACTTTTAACACGATATTTTCTATATTCTTCTGATTTTTTGTATTGATGGTAAAGGTTAAGAATATCTGATGCTGGTACTAGTATTCCCATTACATCCAAATCTGTCTTGTTGATGATTGGGCTTTCCTTAATACCTAAGTCTGCTCGCTTGAGATAAACCCATTTCAAGAAATGAGTTGGAAACTCAAATACTAATTCACCAACATTGATGCGCCATATATCTGCTTGAGTTGATGCGATACCACTTGGGTAAGTTATTCCATCCCTCTTTGTACAATTAAATTCTATAAACAAATTATATATTGCGTTATCGTTGGATTTTAATTCTATTGTAGTTGAGAGTACTCTATTTAGTGCATCTACGCTACTTTTTTCTTTCGTTGAGAATAAATTATTTTCATCAACTTTAATACCTGCTTGCGATAAATCTACATCGTAGCGGTAATCATCATTCATTTCTATAGTATTCATTAGCTTCCTTTACTAATAAATACTAGTATAATTTGAAAAAGATTATATATTTTTAAAAATCAATAAAATATTCTTCAACGGTTTGCACCGGCTTGAGACTAAAATACTTCAAAATAAATTTATCTAGACTAGTTCTTTCTTCTATTGGTACTTCAAATAGTTCAAGAATATAAGAATTAGATTGTTCTGTTGATAGAGAATAGAATTCTTTCAAGCTCAGAGCTCCAGCTCTTTGCTTCTGTTCTACTATTGTTATATTTCTTTTCATTTTCTTTAAATTTATTAATGCAACCAAGCATCCATTTATTCCAATATTGATTATCTATCTCAACATTATTGATATAATGCTTATAACAACCTAGTATCCATTTTTTGTTTAATTCAATATTCATATATATAAATATACAGATAATTTTATTTTTAATAAATAAGTAATATCAATTGGGT